AAAGGGGACTCTCCAGCCAAGAAGCTAACATTTGCCAGACGAGACGTTCATCTTCAAGAGACCAGAAGGAGTCGCCTTGTGCGTTTTTAAAAGGGATAACAAAAGCATGTGCCGGAGTATCCGCTATCCCGATACATTGCAAATCACTAACATAGCCCTCAATATCCGTTCCACACTTGGCGTGCTCCACGTTTGATAAACAAGCTGCCACTTCTTGTGTCGTTTTACAAATGACGATGTCACGATAAGGGGGTTGCCAATGAGGGGATTGACCTTCGTCAGCCGCCCGTCGTAGGTCAAAAGCGAGAAAGGGTCTCCACTCGTATACACGAAGAATAGCCGCCGGATGGTAAGTCGCGAGGCATTTTCTTCCCGTGAAAGGAGTATGGACTTGACTCGCGACGAAGACCGAGCCGCGTTGGTTGGTGATATCATGGCGGTTGGTGGCAGCGAAAAGGGCGGTTTTACCAAGGAGGATACAGAGATGAGGGTTGAATTTTTCGAGGTCAGAAGCAAGTTGGACGAGACCTGATTGAATTTCTTGTGAGTCCCATGCGAAGTTTTCGATTTCATTGTTGAGGGGTCGATGTTGACAGATGTTGCCGAAGAATAGTGTATCTGATGGAAGACCTACCTTGCCGAGAATGTCTTTGAGGAGTTTGCCGGATGCACCGACGAAGGGACGTCCGACGACTTCCTCGTCTCGGCCAGGTGCTTCGCCGATTACCGCGATACGATATTTGTTCGTGGGTATGGAAGGGAATTGGTTGGGGACTATCATTTCATTTCCTCTTTCGCGACAAATAATCGCATGGGTGGAAAAGAGTTTCCGGTTACTTGAACGATAACTCGTTTACTTTTTATTATAGATTCAACTTCTTCTTCGGATAGTTCCCAACAAGAAGTGGCTATTAGAAGTCCTTCGTGTTCTTCTTTACAAAAAGGAAGGTCGACGCAGTTATCCATACCTTCAGGGGCACGGAGACGACAATTTGCTTCGGCAAAGTCAACGGGTTTCATATACAATAAGTAAGTTTCTTCGCTGCACGTGTAATCGCCGTGTATCTCCACCTTTTCATGTCCCATACCTGCGGTGGCATCCATTCATCTATGACCATGACGGAGTCCCATTCACTACCTTGGGATTTGTGACAGGTTATTACGTAGGCAAAGTCGCAATGCACCCATTCTTTAGGGATGTAGGCGTCCTTTTTTAATGGTTCGACGAAGGGTTTCTTCCAGATAGGGAGGTTGTTATATTTTTTATCAGTCTCGTCATGAGCGTTGACCGTCCAATGAGTAGCGACGTCAAGTTTAATCTCGTCCACAAAAAGGATTAGGCCGTTGAAGACGTTGAAAGAAAGATTGTTGCGGAGGACGATGAGTTTTTCACCAATGGTGATTTGCTTGTCGGGTAGCTTACGAAACAACCTTATTTTATTATTCAAACTTGTCCTAGTCGCGTTTCTCGCGCAGATGATTTGGTCGTTTTTGGTGAAGTCACTAGCCATTATGTTTTTATTACGGATGGTTAGTTCGTCGGTGTTGAGGTCAGTTTTTACACTACCGCCTAACCGGACTTGATTTGCTAGGTGAATGATGGGGGACTTCTCTGCCTGACGATGAATTTTGGAAAGCACCAAGTCTGGTTTAGCCATTAGATTAGGGTTGTCGCCGACAGGTTCAAGTTGTCCGGGGTCTCCGACGAAAAGGTATTTCTTTTTGTAGGAGGATAAGTCACGGTAAAGGTCGGTGGATAACATGGAAGATTCGTCCACGATTACAAGAGAAGGGTCTCCTTCAAGTTTGTATTTTTTATGGAAGGTCACTCCACCACCGCGAAGAACTTCTACATCATACATTAAGGAGTGAAGGGTCTGAGCGTAGATGTGTTTTTTGGACAGGACATGAACAGCTTTGCCTGTAAAGGCAGAGACGGTTGTGCGGAGTTTTGGGTCGAGGGACTTTAAAAGGGATTTGATAACGGTGGTTTTTCCAGTGCCTGCGTAGCCACCAAGTTTGAACTCACGTGACGAAGGGTCGTCCATCCATTTAACTATCGTGTCGATAGCGAGTTGCTGTTCCTCGGTGGGGATGATTTCGGGTTTTGGCTGTGGTGGGGTAATGGTTTCATTCATTTACTTTGTGCCTCAATAATGGGTTGGAGATTCGCCGGTGAGTAACTTGGCCCCTTTATCCACTTGCCGTCTTCCCTACGGTGGCCGTCTATGAATTTGGACATGTTTGAACGGTGGACTTCTTGGAAGAGTGGTTCGAGGTCTATGCCATAAGCGACGGCGGTGCCTAGAACAACATACATAAGGTCTGCAAGTGCGTCCGCGACCTCGACAATTTCTTCTTTGTTATCGGCTTCGTCAAACTCATCAAGTTCCTCTTGAATTAAGTGATAGCGAAGTTTTGCTACACTTTCTTCTGGAAGCTTAGGTTTTACTGGACAATCTTGGTCTGCCTTTAACATCCATTCTCTTACCTGTTCTTGTTCTTTTGTCATTTGAACCTCACATGGTCTCCGATTGTTTTTATGTAGTGTTGTTTGAGATTCTCCACAAGATGGGCGAAGTGAACTTCGTTAGACTCGCACGATACAACCCGCCGTCCTATGGAAAGCATTGAAAGGGTGCCGGAGCCTCGACCCGCAAAGGGTTCGAGGATAAGCTGACCCTCGTAAGAAAGGTGAGTGGCGAGCTTTTGCCAGAGACTCTCAGGCTTTGCAAAGGGATGTCCGGAGTCACGAGTAGCGTCATTGGGACAGGAGAGGACGCTTGAGGAACACGGTGTAATAAGTTGTGAGTTAGGCTTGCGACAGATGATAGCGAACTCGAAGTTCTTTGTCGTATTAAACCCAGCCATTTGATTGAGACAAGCATGTGTCTTGTGCCAGACGAATGGCCAGCGTTGGACACGAAACCCCGTCGCCACAGCAAGGTCATGCAAGGCACGAAAGTTCATCGCGTCACAGAACATCACAAGGAAACCCTTTTCCTTCAAAGACAGCCACGAAGCTTTGATAAACTGGTCAAGGAGGATTAGGTTTTCTTCCACGTCGTGTTCTTTACTCACTTGGTCAATGTTCTCCATGCCGGAGTTCTCTTGCGAAAGGTTCTTCATCTCGATACCGTAAGGGGGGTCGGTGATTATGTGGTCGTAACAGTCGAGATGTTCCTTCATGAAGGTGAGACAGTCGATGTTAAAGACTAAGGACGACAAAGGCACAATGTCCTTCTCCGCCTTCCACGCTTCGAGGGATTTTGTAAGGTATTCCTCCCACGGCATTGTGTTGAGCACGTTCTTCTCGTAGGATTTTTTAGCCTCGTCTTTATTGTCCCATAGGAATAAACGCTTTCGACGGCCGGTTTCGTCACGTTCAATGTAGGGAGGTGGTTGGGTGAGGTCGATTGTTTCTTCGGGGACATCTTCAAGATTATCATAGTCCGAAAGGACTTCATCTCCTTGCGTGGAGGGTTCGAGATTCGCCAAGGTTCGACGCGCCTTTTCTGCTGTCGCGGCGTCTTCTTGTTCCCTTAGAATAAAACGGATAGCGTCAGAAGGGGACTCACATAACCAGATTCCACCTTTGTTCCTATCGCGTTCAAGGTATTCCGCGAGCTTTAGTGCGTTGAAAACGGGGGTTGTGGATACACCAAGAAGTTCCCCGGTTTCTCGCTGCCCCCACTTCTTCCCTTCCATCACCCCGCGTTGGGTGTAAAGTTTGTGGAGTTTGCAAATGGCGAAGACGTTTTCTTGCCATGTAAGACTCTTCCGTCTTATGTTTTCTTCCAACTCAAGTTCTGCGAGTTCTTCATCTGATAACGTCTCTCGAAATGAGTAAGCAATAGTGCCAAGCGCAAAGCCCCGAATCGTTTCTCCACGCGACGCCAGTAATTCAGTGGCCGCACACCGTCTCCCACCAGCAACAAGACGAGAATCTGATTGTCGTAGAAGGATTGGGTGTATTTGACCGTGTTCTTTGAGGGAGGTTGCGAGGCGTTCAAGGTCTCCGAGTTCATAACGTTGTCGGTCGAGGATTAGGATTTTGGAAAGTTCGATGGTTTGCACGTTAAGAAAGGATGTAAGAAATGGGTTTGTTAAGCGCTTTCGTGTATTCAATTTCTGCTTTTACTCCTACGCTTTCTTCCCACCCTGTTAGCATAAGGACAATCATTTCTTCGCAGTGGTCGAGGAAGGTTTTATTGTATTCTTTCCACGTATCCCAGTCACCACATCCTCGCATGAGTTCTTTAATTGGATGGCAGTGCACGATGGGAGAGAAAACTACATTACCTTCTCCAATTAAACGAGCCGCGCAGTTCAACACAGCAAAATGCCGTTCTCTTTCTACGCGGATAAGGAAGTGGGAGTAAGGTGAAGCGAGGTAGATTAGGGGTTTAGTAGGTGTCGTCATGAGGGAAGTAGGTTTTATGGTAGACAAGTTGCGTCGCGATTGTGGGACGCTGTTGTTGACGGACGGAGAGGATAGGAACTTCGTGGTTTGGAAGAAGATGGATGTTCTCCCAAGCGTCTTTTACAAAGTGACCTTGTGCGGGTAGGTGGCCCGCGTAGAAGAAGCATCGTCCGGTGGAGGGGACTTTGACGATGTCTCCGGCGATTAAATTTTCACTCATTTGGGCCATTTCCCTTTGTGACATAACTTTGCAATTATGGTATAAACCCCAATGTCATCAAGGTTATCCATGACGGATTCATTAATGGCGCGTTTGCGTTTGACACCGAGAAGGTTTTTGATGCGCTCGAATTTGTCGGACATACGGATGATGCAACCCATAAAGCCGAATTGGGAGATGTTTCGTGAACCGTAATCAGCTTGCTTGTTATCGAAGACCTTTATATTGTGAAGGGACTCACGGATGAATTCGTCTGAAAGAGGTTCGGTGAGTTTCAAACGGAGTTTAATCACCTTAATAATTTCCTCCGCGTCGACGTCGTCGATGATGATTTTCATGTGCGGTTACATTTTATAACAGGACAAAAGGGAGAGGCTGGCCATTTCAACCAGCATTGCGGATTCTACACATTACAATCAATGACATATGTCTCGCCGCACGAGTCGCCTTATTGTAATCTGCGGTGTCTCTTTTCCACCACTCTCCACATTGTTTAAGGCTTCCTAGCTCGTGGCCTTCAAAGGCACGAAGCGGAAGTTGTTACCGGGAGGAAACCCACCCGATTCCTTTTTGTAAGACACCTTCACCTGTGCCATCCGTCCCGCCCACTGGTCGAGGGGGAGAACACCAGCGGCCGTGCGGTCGATGCTTTGAGTGAACGACGCGAGAGACTTTTCAATCCCGGATTTGGTGTACTTCTCACTCTCTGTTAGAGAGATGTAGGTCGTCACCGGGAACCCGGCTTGGATTTCGTCGCCTTGGCCACCGTAGGGGATTTTCGCCACCGTGGTCTTCATCTTGATTTCCAAGTTCTTTCCGGGCTTGGTCTGCCCTTCTTTCAACTTGGCTTCGACCTTGGTCACGGAGACGATTTCCATATCCATGATACCTTCGGGGAGGATTGGGTAGGAGGTATCCGTTTTGGACGTATCCGTCGCCAACAAGGCATCTTCTTCGTCCACGAAGGCCCCTGCCGTGTCCGTGCCGTCACTAATTCGTTTAATGTTTATCATTTGTTTTTTGTGTTTTGTTGTTTGTTTTGTTCTACATCAGGCAGAGCCTGAGAGATTGGTTTTTTCAACGGAGAGAGACCGAGCTTAGCTCGTTCGTTGTTGAGGTCTACACGCTCCGGTGGTGGGTCGTGTTGTATCCCAAGGTCGGGTTGGTCTTCGAGGAAGTGACCGGGGAGGATTGATTGACGGCAGAAGGGGCAGTGTTCCATGTGGTTAGTCCTTCCAATAAGGTTGCAGGGCAGAGAAGCCTTTGGTTACGTCGAGACGCGGAGGCAACCCTATAGAGTTTTTCAAATAGGGCATCATTGTCGTAGGCATGGTTTCAATCCAGTTTTCATACTGGTCACCTGCCTTTAGTTTCATTGTTACGTGGTAGATGTCCGTGAACATGCCTCCAATGTCCTCCTGTAAACCAGGGTTGATTGAAGGAAGGTAACCTAACACTTCTTCTTCTAAAGTGTCGTTGCCCTTGTTGTCCTTCTTCTTACGGGTCTTTTCTTGCCGGTGGCATATCATTATTGTAGTCTTACCAGTGGCGCGTTGCTTGGCGAGGAGACTTAACATGGAGCCGCGATGTTTACCCCATTCTTTGATAGCCATTGAGTCGGTTTTGTTCGCTGCTTGTATCTGCCAGATGAGGTATTGGTGGAGCATGGTGAGGGAGTCAAAGATGATGGTCTTGACCCAAGGGTCGGTCTTGGCTGACTCACATTCCCGTAGCATACGCACAAAACGTTCGTCTTCAGGGATGACCACGCCTTTTTCGTCAAAAGCAAGAGCGGCGTATTTATATTCTAAGTCCTTGTTTGTAATCCGTAAACGACGTTCAGCCCCGTCAACATTGAGGTCGGCGTCGATTATTGCAGGATTAGGAAAGGTTAAGGTGAAACCAGTTTTCCCACAACCGGGTAGGCCGATTAAAAGGATTTGTTTGGGTTGACGAGGACGGGGGGAGGATGGTGATGCAGTTTGCATTAGTAAACATCTTTCTCATTCTCCAACGCGAGTTTTAGTTGTTCTGCTGCGTTGACCAATTCGGTTACGGTTTCCACCCCGGCATGAATCATGACACCATGAGCAAGGTCTTCCACAGAGGTGATGAATGTTTTTAGTTTGTCTAGTGTTTCTTGTTTTACTTGTTTCAAAGGAGACCAATCATTATCACGGTAAAGCCCGCTTTCAAGAACGAGCTTACGTTCGATTGGGTTTGGTAGGGAGCAAATGTCAAAGTAAGGACAAGGGCCATACTTCCCCACACACCATTTTGTTTTCATAGGTAGATAGTCCCTTGACACATTATCACAAAGCTCGTGGATTAGATGGATAAGGTTATTGCGCCATTCCTTCTTACGCTCCGGGGTGAGGTAATAAATGTTACGCTCAAAATCTTCGTCATAAGGAAGGGGGTGAGTTTTGCCACCTAGTTTCCTTGTTCTCATCCCGTTGACGATGTAGCCACTTGTTGTTAGGTTCAAGATTTTATCCGCCGAGTCACAGTAACCTACATGCTGCGCAGACATTTGTTGTTCCTGCCAGAACGTTTGCCCGAATTGGAAAGCCGTCTTATGGTCGAGGGTGAAGATTTGTAGGTTCTTTTTGACGATGAGGTCTATTTTCCCTGTATACATCACGCAGAAGGAATGTGTTTGACCACTAGAATCGGTGAAGAAAAACCTTTTAGGAAGACCGTAGTCATCGAACAAAGGAAGAGAGAAGGTTGTTTCAATACATGGCTTACCGTTGGCGAGGACACAAATCTCGAAGTCTTCGGAGAGGTATTTTGAGGTGTAAAAGTCAAACATCTTCGTCGCGAGGTCGAGGGAACGATACTCGTCCTCCGCCTGTGGGTGGAGAGTGAAGTGTTCGGTGAGGGCGTTTAGACCTGCTTGATAGGGGGAGAGGTTTGAGTCCTTTTCGAGTCCTGTCCGGTAGAAGTTCTCAAGGGCTAAGTGCATCCCGGAGCCGAAGTTTAGTGCGGAACGTTCTCCAGAGGCGATTTTATTGTGGAAGAAGAAGTATTCAAACGCACGTGGGCAGGTTGTGAGTATGTCAAGGGTGGAATTGTCGATGAAAAGCCAGCCGTCGGTGAGAGGTAATGGTGGGAGGTTGTTCATTGAAATTCTAGTGGTTCTTTATCGTTTACTGCGATTTTCATTGAGTCAATTAGCTCGATTAAACAACTTTTGAAATAGGTAGGTTCCCAAAGACCAACCAATCTTTCTAGTTCAGGAATCATTGCTTCCATTTCGGCTACCGTTAAATTCCCATCACAATCTGAGTGATTAAGTAATGGTTTAATTGGTGATTTAAGTTCTTTCCAATCACGAAACCCACCGAATCCCTTAAAAGAGTTCATTTCTAAACCTAATGAACTACAAATTTTGGTTCTTAGTATATTGAAAGAACCATAGCTCATTGAAAAGTTTCCGTGTGAAACATCAAGTCCCATAAGTTTCCTTTTTTAATACTCCGAAAGGTCAACCTTTTTCTGTCCCTTTCCCCCCATTAACTCCTCCGTGTCCTTTTGTAGCTCGCTTCTTAGCGTTGGGCTGCTTTGACGGAGCGTCCTCCAGTGGGAGATGTTCGCGTTGAGTTCTTCCTCCGTCATCTCCGTTAGACGTTTTGGTGTCAAGGACAGAAGGGGTTCCTCCTGTTGGTAGAGGGTCGGCGTAGGGTCGGTAGACTTTTCCGTTGTGTTCAAAGGTGATGGATTTGATGAGTCGGACATAGGATTCGTATTGTTGATAGTCTTTGATTTGAAATTCTCTACAAGCCTCGGAGAGACCGTGAACGAGGGTGCCGAGAGTGGATTCCAGATTCCCCCAACGGAGACGCATCATTTTTATAAGGGTGTAGTCTTCGTTGTTAATATTACACTGGATACGACATTTATCGTCATCGGGACGTTCCGGGTCGTATGGAGAGGTTAGGGTTAAGGGAGGTGAGTCGGGCATAGGTTTAATGTTTGTGTTTCTGCAACCAAAAAAATGGGTTCTCGAAAGACTTGCCTGCGCTTGAGCAGTTAATATTATGCTGTCTAAGCATACCCAAATATTCGTGTCTTCATGGTTTATTCACCACCTTTCTTAAAGTGTTTGTGGGAGGTCATTTAATTGCCTTTTGTAAGAGTTGTAATATCTCCTGCAACAACATTTCTATGACGAACAATGTGCTACAAATAAATCCGAGGCACACATAAAACATAAAATCTTTTTTCATATCACCGCTTTGAGGTTGAGGGGTTATGGTTTTGGAATAGCTGATGAATAGGTTTGAGCTAACGCAAGCATATCTCTTGCGTCTTTCTCTTTGCCCCATCTGCCGTCCAAAGCAAATGCTAGTTGTTCTGCGTCTTTTTGTGTGCTTGCTTTTACAAACCACGTTGTAGTGCGATTGCCTTCCGCTTGAATCACTTTAACTGCCCATGTTTTCATTCCTCATCCTTTCGCTTGTCATTGTTGGTGGGTTGGGTTATCCAATTCCAGTCGAGCAGTAGTCCTCCAAAGATTCCCCAAAATAGTGCCCACGGTAAATCATCCATTCCAATAGCCATGCCTGCCAGTAGAATCATCACATAGGTTGCGTATTTCTTCACACCCCCTCCTTCTTCTTAGCAGCGTGCCATGCTGCTAGTGCTAATGCCTTTTCATCATCCATTATGTCTACATTTACTTTCGTATGCCGAAACCACCACTCCTCAAACCCCTCATCGCTCGTGGTGGGAGTGGGTGGGATGGCTCTTGCATTCATGATTTGCTCCTTAGTTAATCCACCATTAATCTCAATCCATTCCCATATCTCAACGCATTTGTTAGCTGCACCGGCATGATAGTCACATTGATGAGTGCCAATACCATTGTCACAGGCTATCTTATCTTCAACTAAACCACGAGCACGAACGAACTTGTAAAGTTCAATCATCGGCAACCTCTCCTTCACGGATACGGGTTTGGGAGGGACTCGCTGGCCTTTGTCAATCAACGTAGGTTCAGGACATTCATGCCAAGTGCAAAGTAGATGACCTTTGTTAATGGTCAATGTGTCATTACCGCAAGCAGGGCAATGAGTGTAGATGCGCGGATGAATCATGGCATTATCACAATGTCCTTCATCACCTTCCTTCCGGGTTGCGGGTTTGAATTGTTGGCAGAGGCATTCCCATGTGCCGAAACACCTATTAGCTGAATGCGAATCATTACGGTGCCCACACTCACAAATCTCCTGCCCCGTGTTGCTCTCAACTGGAACGAGCTTTTTGTTAAATGGCTTAACTGATTTGTTCAGTGCGGCCATCTCCTTTTCAGTAAGCATTGACTCGTCTTGCTTATCGACTTTACCCATCTCATCCTGCTCCACGCGGACGCGAATGGCGAGGATGTTCTCAGCGTCGAGTAGCCATTCTTTTACTGTGAGTTTTCCTTGATAGTTAGAGAAATAACCGTGCCACTCGTTGTCGTTTTTGTTGAATAGTTCATAATCGTTTGGCATTGAATCTTCCAACCCCACAATTTTCCACGTCTCTCCCGGCTTGGCGTTCAAGTTGGGGTCGATAAGCCGGCGGCGTTTTCGTTGTTTATGCAGTCCGCACTTTTCTGGTTCATCACAGATTTCTCGGTAATCGAACCAGTTCTTACCGATTAAGATTTCGTCGCCAGTCTGGATATCCGGCGGGTTCATCTGATAAAACTTGTCACCGTCTTTTACTACGTAGCTCATATATTTATGTAGTCAAGATACGCCACTTCTCCCCTTCGGAGACTATACTTATCGCATAGGTGTCAGAGGCAAGTGGTGCGTGTTCGTTGAGGTTGAAAAGCTCGTCACTGGAGAAGATTACAAGGTCTTTTGAAAAGGCGTTGTTGGCCGCGAGTTGGCATAGAAAGAAGAATTGGTCACGTGTGACGCCAAGTTCATAAGCGTCTTCTTGCACCTTGTCCGAGGAGATTAAGGGATGTTGCGGGACTTGGGATTTGAAAAAGGCACGGACTTCATCGAGACGACCAAGAACGAGGAAGCCGGTGCCTTCGGCGACGACTAGTTCTTCTTGGATTTCGAGGTATCTTTGACGGTCAATCACGGAGGGCCAGTTGTAACGCAAGAATGAAATCTTGGCGTCCCGGAGTCTTGCCGAACACGTTACTAAAGCATTAGGCAAGTCCCAGTCTTTTGGATTAACCCTATAAACAAGGGGGAAGGTTTCCACAGCGCGTTTGAGGATTTCCTCATAACGACGGAATTGTTCTTCACGTAGACGCCATGGGATTTGGGAAGATTGGGGTTGAGTGGTTTCCATATTAGTAAATCTTTAACATTTCCATCTTCGATGGTTTCCCCACCTGCTTTTTACGTTCCTCCGTGGCTTTGTTCCTTCTCGCGTCACGAACTTGCAAAGCCTTCATCGCGTCCACGCCGTAGAAGCCTAGTTTTTGATACTTGGCTATTGTCCGGTCGGTCAAACGACCGAGAATGAGGAATTTGTCGTAGTTTTGAGTTAGGGGCATTTTTAGACCTTTGTTAGTAAAGCCTCGTCTATGGAAAGTTCTTTAATTATTCTTGTCTTTTCTTCTACGTATGGTAGAAGCACTTGTTGTAATGGGGCACGTAGACAACCAACTAATTGTTCTCCATTTGACCAAACCGCATATAAAGTAATACCTTCGATTACTCCATCTAAAAAAGCGATACGCTCACGCCTAAATTGTTTTATGTTATCTTTAGTGATTTTCATATGTTCCAGAAACGTTTTTCTTCGTTTACTCGATGTTCAAACTCCAAAAGGATATTTTTTAATTCTTCTTTCGGTGTTGTATCATCAAAAATTGCCGACCAAACCGTGATTTTGCCTTGCCGGAATTTATACCTTAACTTGTTAGGAAAGACAGGGTCGGCTATCTTTTCAAGGTTAAAGTTTTTGATTTCTTGCATCCAAGTCCTGTTATATTTTATAACCGCACATTTTTCTTCCCTCAAAGGGAGCCACCCGAAGATGGCTCCGTGTTGAAAGAAGACTAAGGCTTAATACTTTGCTACGGAGTTCTTCTCCTTCCAAGAGATGTGCGCCTTGATGTAATGACCCAAAGCGTTGATGTTCTTGGTCTTGACTTCTTCCGTGTCGCCGTCGGCCAGAACCGGCACCGGCACCGTGTCCTTGAGGTCTTTCTGGATGTGTTGAATGACCTTTTCGTGACGTCCTTGGGTGAGGACCTCCGTGGCTTTTTCGACATACATCTTGGCGAGCTTGACCGGGCCGCGTTCTTTGCGTTCGCGCTCGGTCGGGTCGAAGACCAGAGAGGCAGCGACTTCATCTGCGAGGGTTTGGAAATGCGCTGCGGGCACATCCTTTCCTTCTTTCTTGGACAACTCCGCAAGCACACGCTTGAAGTAGTCGCCTTCGGTTTCGGCCCAGACTGTGACTTCTTCTCCGTTCCGCAGGACAGTTTTTCCGTCCTTCATCACGGTTTTGAACTTACGTTCAATCCCGCTGCGTTCTTCCACGCCTTTGATAGCGGGAGAGTCTTCGGTCTTTTCACAACCATGCAGAAAAGTCTCACGGAACTCCGCGAGCATCCCACGGTAGACAACATTGTTCGTTGCCTCTTCCAAACAGCCATCGACACGCTTTGCCAATGCGTCGAATTCAGCAACACTATCGGGTGTGTTCAACTTGACATCAATGCCAAGTGAACGGTATTCGGTTTGTTTCATTTTTACTTTATGTTTTGTTTGTGTGGGGAAGTTTTGATGGTCTCCACGTCCACCTACCTTGAAACCGTCAAGGTGTCGGTTTACGCCTAACGGCGTGAAATTATTATTCCTGTTCAATGGCTTCAAGAAACGAGATAGCGTCCTCGACCGAGGAAACCGCGTTCAAAACATCATCCTCGTTTGTTTCTGTCGTTGTGAACTCACTCAAGCCTTTATGGACTTCTTGTAGTTTTGCCACTGCTTCATTTATGGTCATTTGTTTTTGTTTGTTAGGGGTTTATATTTTGGATGAAAGTGTCTTGCCCCACATGCGTCCGTTCGGAAGGGACTTGCGTTTCTGCGCTTGTGGATTCTTTCCAGTAGATATTCTAATTCCTTTACGCCACCGACGTATTCTTGCTTTTGTGTTGTTGTTCATAAGTTAGACTTGGAAACCTTCGGTTTCCTGCTTTTGTTAATCCGCTTCTTGATTTGACTCTTTTAAATGAAAACGTAAAACACCAATCGCATTTGCTTGTTCTTCTGCTTGTAAAAGGTGTTCCAACGCAAGCGTTTCAAAATCTTCTTTCGTTAACTTGGGGTTGGCTGTGTATACGTCAAACACAAATCTCTTTTTATGGACTGGATTAATAGCACACATATTAAAGCTGAAAGGTTTTCACCCCCGGTAGGTCGTCGAGTTCGTAAATGGTTTGATTTTCAAACCTTACACGGCGCAAAGACCATTCTTCACTATCTTGCGTGAGCAAAACACACTTTTCCTTCACCGTTTCCTCAAACTCCCTTAAATGCTTCATTAGGTGATAGTATTCATTGGCCACGATAAAAGAACGGTCGACGTCTGCCCTAGCCACCGACGCATACAAAGCCTGCTTCGCCTGCGTGTCGTCTTGCCCCACGGCCAGAAAACGCTTGCCGCTTTTATGATGTGCTGAAAGGTGGATTGTTGGCATATTAACAAAACATTATCAGAAGTTCCTGTGCCCCGAAAATCTTCTTCTCACCACAATTCTCACATTCATAATTCCTTGCGTCCGGCTCACAACCATCCTGTTCATGCCCGCACGCGGTGCAAAATCCGACCATGTCGTCGTTTTCTACCGCGTTCATTATTTGGTCAAGGTTTAGTTTTGCCATATTTTAAGGGTTGAAGTGGGATTTGGAAACCTGCGGTTTCTGGTCTTGTTCAAATTGGCGCGAGGGGAACTGTGTTAATAGTTCGTTACAAGCAGACCGACGATTGCTCGTTCGGCTAACACGCTGACTTATCATGTTTCCATGCCCTCTCATTCAATAAATCTCAAGTTGTTTCCTCACCTTCGCTTCACGTGGAGAGGGAGATTTCGAGGCGCGGGTCTCACTTAGCTCCGCTAAATCTTCAAGGTCGTCGGGGATGAACCATGCAATGTGGCCGCGGAATAGTTTTATTTTCCCGTTACCTTGCTCTTGTTCTATGTAACATTCAATCCCGTTGGTTGAAACCAAGACGCCGTGGCTTGTAGGTATCCCATTGATTTGACCAACAATCCTTCTCGTCAACCGCCAAGGATACTTCTGGTCTCTCAAAAGCACCTTGTGTCTTTCCTGCCAGACCGCAAGGTCGGAGTCCAAAGAGGGAAAGGGGGTGGTGCTCATTCAGGGATTATCCTTTTAGGCAATGCGGCTTGCATGCTTCCATCCTCGCATATATAGGGGGAGGACGGCAAGGGGAAAATCGCATTATATTTGCTAGGGAAAAGGCAAGATGGCAAGCCGATTGCTATTAGCAGGCGCAATGCCACATAGATATGTGGGATGCAAATAAATTCACCTTTTTCGCTGGCAAAGAGCATAAATAGCCTTATAATAGCTCATATTAGCTTTTTGGTGTAATGCTAAGTAGCTAGCCTTGCGGATAGCGAGCAGGCAATCGAAAGAGCTAGGATAAATCAAATTGTATGTCAAAATCACGAAGTCCCCGTATCCCGTTACCAGCGAAACAATGCCTGAACCCGCAATGTAATAAGTCCTTCGTGCCGTATCGTTCATGGCAGGTTTATTGCAATCCTCAATGTGGACGTGACCATTACTGGCAGACACATAAAATTGTAAAGGAAGAACAAAATGAAAAATAAAATTGAGTTTTCTTACGAAGTGTCCGGTAAAGAATGGCTAAGGTTGAAGCAACCATGTGTTTACGTGTGGTTTCGTTACGATGCTTGCTTATATGTTGGCCAAAGTGAGGATGGCGTTCAACGATTATTCCACTCAGACCACCACGTGATTAATAAAAAATCTCACGTTAGTCCTGCCGATACTTTCAAGGTTTTATTTGTGGATAAACAAGACTTGTTAAAGATAGAGATTATGTTAATCCACTCACTTAAACCAGAGTTTAACCATGCAAACTCAACTACACAAAGTCCTAGTTCATACCTAAGACAAGAAGATAAAGAATATAAGGGTGGTTTAGAACAAACCTTAAACGACTTATCCACAAAGGTTTTTGGCAATGAACGTCTCAATGATTTGACCAAAGTCACCGAGGATGAACTTGCAATCTTCATTGCGGATACTCGTAAAATGGTTTTGGTGCTTAACAAATTAAAAGGTTAAGGCAATTCAAAATATCCTTCCCTCTTTTTGGGTGTGTGTTTGTTTGTGCGTGCCAATCGCTATAGCCATCCTGCTTGAGGGATGCCGGGAAGGATAAATTGAAAACCCCTTAACGTGATAAACCCTTCCCCTTCTTATTGTTTTAATTTTTTTTTTTTTAGACAGTAAGAAAGGGTATCTGTAGGTGTAGAATATGCTGTTTTACGTAGGTTTAGTGTCGAAAATAGATGGTTATTTTTTAATCCACCCACAAACAAGCACACACGCTTTTGTTGATTACCAAAAGGATATATTCAAAGGTCTAAAGTGCTGTTACAAAATATAATAGCACATTTCGATTATTCCTTTAAGAATTTTGGCAATCCTAGTTCAAAACAATCGAATTGCCAATGTAACGTTGTTTCAACGTTCGCTAAAGCACGACCCATGTCTTGTGCTAGTGTTTTTTCGTTTTCAAACGTTGGTGCTGCTTCTACAAAAGCCAATATAGCTTTGTGTAAAATTTGCACTTCTTGTGTTAATTTTTCTTCTTTTGTCATATGTTTTTTGGTTTTTAGTGAACTGAATGTGTGGGTGTTAGTTTCTTTCACCCACAAGGTTCAATACGCCTCTACAAGCTGTTTCCTCGTCGCGGTTTTTGGCAATTTATCCTTCAAATACTTCGATTGAAGGAATTGTGACTGATTACCACCAATTCCGGCTTCCGCCATGAATTGTGCGAAGTCTGCTTTCGCGTCTTCTGGCAAACCGCAATCCACGGCGATTCTCGCGATTAGCGAAATGTGCGCTGATTTATCCCATTTCGGAGAATCACCACGTTTGGATTGAATTTCCAAGATGGCATCCACGTGGGGTGTAATACCAGCGGTGATGTCCGCTTCGCTGATTTTCGCTTCTTTGGTTTTGTTTTCACTCATTTGTCCTATTCCGCCTAGCGGACAAGGTCTGGCGTTATTGCCAGCTTGCCCCGACCGCCGGGCAAATTCTACAAAACCCTAAATGCTTCAAAGAACCGGGATAGCTTTCTATCCAATGAGAGAAGGATAAACCATCCCCTATGTCCGCGCAAGGCTTCTTTCCATCTTTATTTGCTTGGCTTGAGGGAATGTGGCATGGGATATGCTCTGATATAAGACAGGCGGATTGCCCGCCCGGAGCGGGTAGCAAGAATCATGCCCGACGTTCTTAAGCGGCTTAGGTGAGATTGCTAGCAGCTTTCATGCCACCTATCCGGCATCCCTCTTGCTTGACCCTCCTAAGCACATCCCATGCCAAGGCCATGCAAGCAATCCTCATGCCACATTCCATGCAAGCAAGAACCATGCCAGCTTGCTGTCACCCGGCAGAGCCGGCCACCCCCTACCACCCCTATGTGTATGTGCGTGCTCCGAATGGAGCCTCCCCCCTAAAAACCGCGCAAGCTGGGAACATTTGGTAGGTGTGGAGAAAGCAATTTATCCTTTGCGGGGGGACGGAAAAGATATTATTTGCGGCTGCGCCGGGCCTATGCTATATTGAATGTGTAGAGTGAACACGTGAAAGCGACGAGACGAGAAGCCGCGAGGGATATTTTTGGAAGATGAGTGATGTGCAACATTTAATGTCCGACAAGATTAGGGCGATTTTGCGTGCGCAAGACCTTTCCCCCTTAACCTTGCAGACGCTTGGCTCCGCCCCTGTGCGGTTACAAAATGTAACCGAACTTGAGAGACAAGCCGCGCCGCGGGTCCGCGAGGCAATCCACTTCAGCCCTTTGGACGAGTTGTTACTAGCATGAGCGAGGACGCTACAAAGCAAGTGAGTCAGTTAAAAACAGCGAAGGAACTCCTTGGGGAGTATGATGACCTTGGACAAGATGAAGTCCAAGAGCAGACCCCGCGCCCGATTTCAGACCCTAAATACACCTTCGATGGAAGCGCGTTGAATGGGTCGGACTTGGCCGAAGAAGCCTACCGGGGAGAGGGTGCATTGTTCGGCGATAGCGAGCCACACAAAGCCCGGCAGCGTGAGCAACCTGTTCATCGCTTGTTTGTGATGCTAAAGGCCCAAGGGTTTACGAATAAGGAAATCGCCGTGAAGTGTGATGTTGTGCCACAAACCGTGTGTGAGGTGCTTAAGCAGCCGTGGGCAAGAATCCGCCTCCGGCAAGAACTTGAACAGGCCGGTCGGGATGCGTTGCATGGTTTGCTCGCGAGTCAGGCCGAGGACTCCGTTTGGACTTTGATAGAGGTTAGGGATGATAAGACCGCGCTCGACCGAGACCGTATCACGGCGGCGGACAAGCTCCTTGACCGTTACCTTGGTAAACCCAACCAACCAATCACCCATGCTTCCACGGTGGATGCTTCATCTGTGGGTGATGATGAGCTTTTGAAGATTGTCCGGTCGAAGGATGGTTCAACAATGGTCGCAACTTAATGTCCCTTTCCCAACAAACCGCCGCGAAGGAGCTTCTCTACCGAAGGGAAGTTCGTCGCGACATGAATGCGTGGGCGAGGCATTGTGGGTTTGAGCCTGCGCTCCATCACAAAGTAATTACAGCAGTGATAATGCGGGCCATTAAAAGAGAGGTAAGGAAAGTAGCAATTTTCATGCCACCGGGTAGCGCGAAATCTAGTTACGCGTCAATCCTCTCCGAACCATTTTATCTCGCCAACTGCCCCCAAGACGTCATCCTTCTCTGCTCCCACTCAAAAGATTTGGCCCAAAAATTCGGCCGTGACTGCCGCAACCTCATAGACACCCATGAAAACATCCTTGGCTACTCACTCTCAAAAGACTCCCAAGCCGCCGACGAATGGGCTACTTCCAAAGGTGGCGGGTTTTTCTGCGCAGGTGTGGGCGGTCGTATATCCGGTCGTCGTGCTGACCTTGCCATCATTGATGACCCTATTGGTAGTCGTGAAGATGCTGAATCTCAAACCATACGTGATTCTCATTGGGCTTGGTATCTCAATGATTTTAAACCTCGCCTTAAGCCTAATGCTGTTGTGTTTCTTATCCAGACCCGGTTCCATGAAGACGATTTGGCCGGACGAATCTTAGCGAAAGAAAAAGGGTGGGAAGTAATTTCAATACCAATGGAGGCGGGGGATGGGGACGTGTTAGGGAGGCAAAGGGGTGAGAGGTTGTGGCCCGAATGGTTTACAGAGGAAATGGTTGAAGACGCCAAGAGTGATAATAGGGTGTGGTCTTCGTTGTATCAACAAAACCCCACACCCGAAACCGGGGTCTTCTTCGAGGCGGACGCTATTCGTGACTGCGAAGTCCATGACCGTGACACTTACCCGAAAGACCTTTCCATGTATGTAGGTTCTGACCATGCCGTTTCGGAGAAGCAGGACGCGGACTTCACCGTTATCCTCCCCTGTGGTATGGACGGTAAAAGAACCCTATGGGTCATGCCGGACATTTTCTGGAAGAAAGTTAACACTAAACAAGTCGTCGACGAGATGATTAATGTGGCAAGGAGACGTGAGCCTCATATGTGGTTTGCAGAAAACGCCCACATTGAAAAAGCCATCGGGCCGTTTCTCGAAGACCGCAAACGCGAAGAGATGGTCTTCTTTGCTATGCAGAGTTTACAGTCCGCCAAGTCTAAACGGGCAAAGGCTCAAGCCCTACAAGGAATGATTTCCTCCCGTCGTGTAAGGTTCCCGGCCTTTGCCTCGTGGTGGCCGAAGATGCGTGATGAACTTTTGAAGTTTGATAACGGCACTCATGATGATACCGTTGATGCCTTGGCAAATGTTTGTCGTGGATTGCAAACCCTTCGTGCTGTGTCTATTGCCACTAGCGGGGTGGCGGATATTAAACCTTTTACGGTTGCGTGGCTTAAAGCACATGAACGGCAAAAGAAACAAGAACAGTTAATCGCGGAGAATAACTAGAAAGAGAAAGAAAATATGTCAATCGCCTTGTGCTTCTGGATTATAATGTTGATTTGGTTGGTTGTTGGTTTGTATACCAACCGCGCCGCGTGGCCTACCAATCTTGGACTTTTCATACTTCTCACCCTTTTGGGGTGGCGGGTTTTTGGTGCCGCGATTCATAAGTAAGTCATATGCAAACAGCCGACGATTTAGACATTGAGGATTCTGAGAAAGCCGCTGTTACGAAGTGGCTACAGGAAATCCAGTCGGCTAAAGACCATTGGGATAAGGACTTCAAAAGGATGCGGAAGTGTATGCAGTTTGTTTCGGGTCTTCAATGGCCGGGACAGGAAGATTTGGCGGGGGATAAGTATGTGGCGAATATTTGCCTACAAGAAGTGGAGTCGAAGGTTGCTTCTTTGTATGCGAAGAACCCTAAGGTTACGTTCCAGACGCGTGACCGTTTGAATTACCAGCTCTGGGATGGGAGACTTGAAACCCTCGCCGTCTCAATCATGCAGGCTTCTGGTATGGGGAATATGGAGTCTAAAGCGGTCATCCTTGACTACCTCAACGGTAACCGTATCAAGGAACTTCTCGAAAAGGTTGGCAAGACCCTTGAGATTCTCTACCAGTATTATTGTGACTCCCTTCAACCCGACTTCAAGAAACAAATGAAGCAGATGGTGCGGAGAACAATAATCACGGGCGTCGGCTATGTGAAGATGACCTTCCTCCGCGACGTGCATGGGGAGGATGCTTTGCAGACGTCCGAGGGGAAGGCCACCCTTGTGCAGAGGGTGAAGCTTCTACAATCCCTTATCCAACAATTGTCCGAAGGGGATATTGACGAGACGAGTCCGAAGATGCAGCAAATCAAAACCCTTATGGAGGGAATTAACTCGCAGCAGACCCAAGCGTATGCACAGACCGACCTCGGCGAGCGTTTGAACTTTGATTTTCCCCGTTCCACTTCCTTAATACCCGATAAGAACTGCACATGTCTTCCGGGCTTCGTAGGTGCAGACTGGGTCGCGGAAGAACATTGTATCACGATAGACCGGCTCAATGCGTTTTTTGGGACGAACATTTCTGTGTCGCAGTTAGATGGGTTTATTAGTGGAGAGAGTGGTGAGTATGTAGAGTTGAAATCCTTCAACATAAACAACGCCTCCGGGATGCCCACGAATCCGAAGGTGTGTGTTTATGAAGTGTATGACAAGATTACAAAGACTTCCTTCTACGTCTGCAAAGGCTGGCCCGCCTTCCTTAAGGAACCTGAACTTGTCGAGCCTTGCACTAAGAACTTTTATCCGTGGTTCCCACTCACCTTCAACACCGTGGAGGCGGACGACGAAGCCAAGGTATCTCCCTTTCCACCGTCGGACGTTGAATTAATGCGTCACCCGCAGATGGCGATTAACTCCGCGCGGCATGAGTTGGAAAGACATCGCAAGGCTAAACGTCCAAGGACAATGGTTCCTAAAGGGACGTTCACTGAGAATGATAAAACGTCTTTACAGACTGCTCCGTCCAACGCCATTATCGAAATAGAGTCCGCCGCCGCACTAGGCGACCTCACCAAGGTTTGTCAACCCTTCCCCACCGTTCCTATCGACCCCCCTGTCTACGATACGTCTCCGCAATTCACGGACGTTCTTATGACCACTGGTCAAACTCAAGGGGACTTCGGTATACAACAAGGCCACAAGAAAGGTGAGACCGCTACGGCTGCCAGCATTGCCGAACAGTCGAAACAGTCCAAGTCCCAGTCAAATGTGGACGACCTTGATGGTTTGTTGTCCGACCTCGCTGAGAATGGTGGGGAGCTTCTTTTGCATGAGGTTACGCCGCAGACGGTCTTAAGGGTTGCAGGGCCGGGAGCGGTTTGGCCTTTAGCGAATAGGCAAGACTATATCAATTATATTTACCTAGAAGCACAGGCTGCCTCAAGTGGGAGGCCGAATCAAGCTCTCGACGTGGCGAAATTCAAAGAACTCGTCCCCCTCATGCAAGCCGCCGGGGTTAATCCCAACTGGGTTGTGCGTGAAGCCATACGTATTTATGACTCCCGCATAGACCCAGCAGAGGCATTTCCCCTTGTCCCGCCGCAGAATGTCCGCCCGGCCGACCCGTATGGGCAACCTCCCGCGCCGATGGGACAGGATGGAAAACCACAGCAACAATCAAACGGTCAACAACAGCAACAGCCCTCTAACCAACAACCGCAACAACCAACGCAAACGCAGGGTCCCCGCTTGACCAACGGTTCTCCCCTCCCTGCGATGGTGCAAAGAAATTAAAAGTATATGATTATCAAACTATTTCCGGACGGAGCCGATGGTGGTTCTGCCGCAGACGCTAATAACCAAGGTAAGAACGAACCTACATCGTCTCTCGGTGTAGCCCTTGCCGTGGCAGCCGCGACGTCTGGTGGTGAAGGAGAGGGAGCCGCTCTCCAAGACAAAAAGGCCAAAGAGGATGAAGATGTGGGGTTACAAAAAGTAACCGCACAGGATGAATCCAAAAAGGACGAGGGTGAGGAGTCTCCCGAGTCTGGAGAGAAAGAACCTGAAGACAAGCCTGAGGGAGAGACTGAGGGTGATGGTCAGGACGAGTCGAAGGAAGGGGAAGACGAAGAAGGTGATGCTGATGAAGACGACGGTAAGGATGAGGAAGACAAGGCGAAGTTGGATGAGGAAGACAAACGTCTTAACAAGCACCCCCGTTTTAAAGAACTCACGAAGAAGGTTCAGGAACTCGAACCCTTAGCAAACCGGATGCGGAATGTTGAGAAGTGGATGAAGGACAATGGTGTGTTACCTGAAGAGGCGTCACAGGCATTAAACCTCGTCACGATGCTCAAGAACCCCGCCCGTGCGGATGAGGCGTTTAAGGTCTTGGAACCTATTATTCAAGGTTTGCAACAGGCGAGGGGGGAAGTTCTCCCTCAAGACCTGCAAAAGGAAGTGGACGATGGGAATATTTCACTCCCCCTCGCTAAGCAGTTGGCGAAGGCCCGTGCGCAAGAGTTCATGACGAAGCAAACTCGCGAGGAACAAGGACAGCAACAGTTCGCGACACGGTGTGCTCAAGCCGTCACATCGTGGGAGGAAGCTATGAAGAAGTCCGACCCGGATTTTCAACGTAAGTTGCCTTTCATGATTGACGCCCTTAAGGCACGTGTGTTGGCAAATCCTCGCGCTACTCCAGAGGAAAGGGTGCAATTCTGTGTGGAAATCCACAAGGAAATCACCCAACGTCTTGGAGAGTTCACCCCTAAGCCCAAGGCCCGTAAATCTCTCGGCACTCAAACAGGCTCGCAAGTAAGAAACAAAAAGGAACCCAAAACCACCCTCGACGTGGCGTTGGAAGTAGCCAATCGCACGCCATTGGATGATTAAGGTTCCATGAGGAAAAAGGTTTTAACAAATGGCAACACTCGGTTTATCAGTGGCAAATGATATCGCTAATGCGATATTGACGTTTTACGTCAAGAAAGGTGCGCTTGCGCAGACGATTCAGGACAAACCCCTGCTTCGCATACTACGTGAGAAAATGGAGGACTTCCCTGCCGGTAAGGATAATGTGTCTCTCCCGGTGCAGGGGAGTTACATGTCAGACTCCAACCCTCTTCAAGGGTATTCGGAAGATGACCAGTTGAGCTTTAATCAGGCGAACTCGCTCTTGCGAGTTGCGTATCCGTGGAAGGAAACCCACTTTGGGTTGGAGGTTTCTTGGACGGAGTTGAAGAAGGACGGTATCACGATTACGGATAACAACCGTATGTCGGAGCATAAGAACGCGGCGGTTGTGCGAATCATTGACTCGTTGTTTAAGAACCGTCTGGATGACTGGGCGGAATCTTGGGCACGCCTGCAAAACCAAATGTTGTGGGGCGATGGTTCACAAGACCCGAAGCAGATTCCCGGCCTTCGTTCGATTCTCACCGAGACTCCCTCAACAGGGTCGACCGGTGGGTTGGATAGGGGGGCGAATGTATGGTGGAGGCATCGTGGTTTGTTCTCAGGGAACAACTCAGCAATCACCGCGTCGGCAGAGAATCAGACGTTGACGAAGACCCTTCGCTCTGAGATGCGTCAGCTTATGCGTTACGGCGCAGGGCCGACGAAGGCGTTGTGCGGGTCGAAGTTTATCGACGCGCTTGAGTTGGAAGTGCAGGACAAAGGGGTATACACACAGGAAGGGTTTGTCAATAGTGGCAAAACAGACGCTGGTATCGCGAAGATTTCAATGTCTTCCGACTACGGTGCATCCACTATCGACCGTCGACGGGGGAAGAAAAAGTTGGAGTTTGAGTATGACCCCACCTTGGACGACCTCGGTTTAGCGAAGCGTGCATACTTCATTGATACTGACCATATCAAGTTGCGTCCAATGGAGGGGGAGGATAATAAGTTGCTAACCCCTGAACGTCCTTACAACTACTTCGTGTTCTTCAAGAGCATGACCTTCACCGGTGCGTTGGTGGCTGACCAGTTGAATACGTCGGCTATCTACGAAGTGAACTAAGAAAGGAATAAATACATGAAAAGACTCTTTTCACTTGTTCTGGCATTAGGTCTCTCCTACACGGGTGTCTTTGCCCAAGGTGCTGGGGGAGCGAAACATATGGCGTTGCAGCTTCTATCAGGAAGTGGGAATTTATTTCTCACTAACGGTGGAACTTACACCGCATTTAACACGAATACGATTTTCCTAAACTCCATAGGAACGTCGAATATTCAATCCTTCACCCCTTACTACACTAACACTATCGTGCAGCCTTCGGGGACGACTGTGTCGAACGTCCTTTTCTATGGTGCAGCGTCTCATGACGTTGATATCTGGGCGGACGCCAACGCGGATGTGGCACCTTTAACGGTGTCGGTTATGTTGAACAATCCGGGTTATTTACCGGGGGATAATCAAAACGCAAATCCGGGAACGAACTTTCCAGGGTTGTATGCTGCGACGGTTACGTCGAATGCACAGGTAATTACGTTCACCCTTGAAAAGGTTTTGTGGGGGACGAACGCGGATACCACGACGACAAATCAGTTCACGTTTAACGTTACCGTTAGTGGGACGAATATAATCATGGCCTCGACGAACCTTCCCACTGCATTCGTGCAAGGTGCGAAGGGGATAAGGTTTGCTTCGGCAGCTAGCACTACGAACGCAAACACCACGGGTAATACTATCAATAGGGTAACAGTCACGGGCTATGCTCCGTAAAGGATAAGAAAATGGAAACAGCGAACATAGTAATGAAAATCAACAAGATGGATACAATACCGAAGTCGGGAGTAACCCCGGCGGAGGTTGTTATCTTGTCACATAAAGACCACGGTCATTTCAATAATGTTGGGGGGTTTCCCCTAACGGCGTTGGATGTAAAGGGTGAGGCTCTTGCCCTTTCATGGTCGTCGGAGGAAGGACTCTTCACAGAGGTGAAGGGGAAGAAACGTTCCGACTCAGAAGAGATTCAGCGTTTGTCCCGCACGTATGGGAAGAAGAAGGTTGAAGCCTGCTTCCCCGGTGCCTCACCGAAGTTGCCTCAAACCTTCGCGGAGGTCGCGGAGATTGCAGGGCCGACGTGTGTGAAGGAAGAAAAGAAAGAGGAGGTGAAGAAGTAATCGTGGGTGACCAGCCGCCCTTTATTCAACGCCCCGGAAGTTACTAACGGGGCCAATTTCCAATGCCAAGAGGAACACAATTAGGAACGCTTCGAGCGATGTTACAGGCCGAGCTTGGGGATGACACGACCGGAGGTCAAGCAGCCGCCGACGCGTCGAGGCTTGACCAGCTTCTTTACAACAAGCAGGTCGAATTGGCCTCCGCGTATGATTGGCCCTTTTTGAGAGACCGGCAGGATGTTGTGACGGTAGGTGGTCAGCGGTTTTATTTACTTCCTTTGTTGAATTATGACCGTCCCCACTCGGTCAAAAACAACTGGAATCTCATATGGACAGACATGGATTATGGTATTACGGAGGATGACTATAACATGTTCAACTCGTTGATAGGTCAAACATCCGACCCGACGATGAAGTGGTTGATTGTGGGGCAGGAAGACGTTCCTGCTCCTTCCGTTGCTCCGGCTGCTAATATTGCAGCCGGTGTTCTTACCGGGGCTTATTCTTGGGTATATACTTTTGTTACAGAGTATGGAGAAACATTAGCAAGTCCTCCCGTTAGTCTAACTTTATCCAATCAAGGTGCGTTGATTAACGGATTTGGTCCTGCCCCAGTTGTAGTGGTGCAAGGAACGAATGTTACTATTCCTTGCACTACAGTTAACATTTATAGAACAAAAGTAGGAGGGAGTGCTTTTTTCTTTGCTGCACAAAGACCGATAAGTGGTGCTTTTGGAGATAGTCTTAGTGATTCATTCTTAACCGTTCCGTTAGCCTCTTCAAGCCTCCCTGCGTCTATTTTTGAACTCTGGCCCATCCCTCAAACCCCACAAACCATCCGTTTTCGCGGTGAACGCTCCCTAAATCCACTCGCCGCGGACATAGACCAAGCAGACTTGGACGACATCCTTCTAATCAAAGGTGTCGCGGCACAGGAGTTGGCCCGTCGCGAATCCTCCGACGCCTCGATGGTCGCACAACAATTCTCGCAGAGGTTGGCCCTTTTACGTCTTGCAGGCCCATCAGCCCCATCGGTGTGGGTTAATGGGGAAACGTCAGAAACAAAGACGCGTTCTACGCGTCGTGTCCTTTTAGGTTAAAAATATGATAAGAACAGCACGCACGGCCCCAACGGCCAAAAGTTTAATAGTGTCAACCGTTCCTGCCTTGTTCTACCGGGCGAATGGTTTTTATGAAACGGCAGGAAGCACGGATGCATATATTATGTTATTCGACTCCGCGACCGTTCCGGCGAATGGAGCTACCCCGATGAAGTCATGGGTCGCGCAGGCGAACTTTGAATTCAATGAACATGTGTCGGATGGGTTGCCTTGTTTTACAGGGTTGACTTTGGTCTTGTCCACGACAAAGGATACCTTGACGATAATCACAGGGGGAGATACTGGAGATATTCAATGTGAATATGAGGAATCAAGGACGCTTGCGAAGATTCCTGTGACCGCGGCCGCTTCCACAGGTGGAGCGAATTACCTCCAAATATGGGCGGATGCAGGAACGCCGGGTAAGTTGGTTGATTGCTCGTTTCAAAACGGGGAAGCGGGGGCTTGTTGGTTAATGGCCTTTGCCTCGGGCACACCCCCAACCAATGGGTCGGTTCCAGATTGGCAGTCGCCTACGTCGACAGCGAGTAATGGCACTTCCCCTACTTATCAGTTTGGGAAACAAGGACGGGATGTTTTTCAGAAGGATTCGTCGCAGGTGTATCATAACGGGTGTATTCTTGTTGTGTCGTCCACTCCTAATACCCTAACGATAGGAACTTCCGGTAGCAACTTAATCTTCGCGGATTATATTACAGCACCATGAAAAAACTAATTCTTCTCCTAAGTGCGGTTATATTTTATAACAGCACTACGCAAGGGCAGCCGGTTGTTCCGTCGACGACACCGTATACACGGACGCTTTTGCCTTTACCAACGCAAGCGGCATGGCAAGCCGCTTTAGGAATAACTGGTGGGGGCGGTGGTGGGTTAGGGGCTATATCTACTAACTCCGTTCTTGTGCCGTTGGTTAATTTTAATACAAACGGATTAACTACTAGTTCAACTAATACCCTTTTCACCGCTCCGTCTAATGGAACGTATGTTGTAAGTGGTCAAATTGATATACCACAAAACTCTACCGGGACTATCGCTGCCACTTTACAATACACTACAATTCAACCACTGTCAAAAAACTTTACGATTTTGTCTTCGGTCACCCCGAGTGGAATTAATGCCTTTCCTCTGACTGTAGTAGGAATAGAAGCGAAAGGGGGGACTAGTGTTAATTTAATTGTTACCCTTTCTGGAGATGGAGGTAATGATATTTATAATATTTACACTAGTGTGTATCAACAAGGGCTTGTTACTAATGGAGGAATAGCTGCAACTAATGTTACTCTTCCAGTTACAATCGCGCAGGGCGGCACCGGCCAGACGACGGCGAGTGCGGCAAGAACTGCATTAGGAACGGCAGGGCTAACTGACAATAATGCAATGTCAGGCTCTAATAACTTCTCCGGTTCGGTCAGGCTGGCCAACACATATTTCGCCAATGGCGTGTTTCCCGGCCCCAATTTCGTGTTCGATGCAAGCAGTGTTTCCGGTGGTGACGAATCCATCTCCATCAGCGGATATACCAATTCTTCGGGTGCCGGGTTTGTTTTCGACATACTGAGCGCGGTGCCCGATTCGACTTTGAATCAAACACCTAATGGTTATCCGATTGCCGATGTTCCTCAGATTGTCGGCGTTCCAACCGGGGCACCTTACGTTGATTTTCCGGGGGCACTATTGTTTGTTTCTCCTTTTGCCGAGATGGATTTTGGACACAATAATCAACCGATGCTGGTCATCGCCGGTGCCGGGGCCGACCTTGGAAGCATAGGCATCCCCGACCTTTCTGGAACCAACATATTTCCATTTGCAAACACTCTTAAAAATGGAACGAACATCTACGCTCGAAATGCTGACACCGCATTGTTATTCAGGATGAATACCGGGAGTCGTTCTGGTTACATCAACGCCCTTGGCGCGTCTGGGTTTACATTCGCCAATGGAACTGTAGTGGGTGGAACAAATGGGACAATTATCAAATCCAACGGAAAGTTAGAGTATCTGAGACTTGATTCAGCAGAGGTAGGACAGGTGCCATTGAATGCTGCGAGCGTATTGGCCGGTCAATTCGTCACGTCTGCAACAGGTTCTACCAATGGATTCTTCGATGTGCAACAAAGCGGGTGGAACACGGACGGCTCCGGGGGGATGCTGTTTCAATCCAGCGGGACAGGTGAGTTCTTCGTGGATAACACCGGAATGTATCCTCGTTTTGCAACTGATAACTCCCTTTTTCTTGGAGTTATAGGAACTCCTACATCCGCCAGTTCCCAAACTTATTCAACGAATAATGAGGCATGGAGCAAGGTGGCGAGCTATCGTTTCAAGAGTCCTTATTCCTTGGTTGCACCCGGAACCACAGGAAATAAGACAATTAATTTTCCGTCTGGAAGCATCCGAATCGCTGCTGCCGGGAGTAGTGTTGTTTTGACTGACAGTTTTATAACGACCAATTCTATTGTTTATCCGGTTATTGCAACTCACGATTCAACCGCGACGGCGGTTCAGGCGGTTCCCGCAACGGGAAGCTGTTCCTTTTTTCTGAATGCCGCTGCGACGAGCGAAGTCGAAATACGGTTTTTAGTTTGGAATTCAGGAGAATAACTTATGCCTTTACCATCCTCAGGCCTAGCGAAGAATCCATTCTAACATGCAACTCAAAAAAGAAATCTCTGTTGGGAACATTCTTTCGGTTTGTTCTTCCCTTGTAATGATTATCTACATGTATGCGTCTTTGCATTTTCAGGTGAATAATCATGAGGATAGGTTGAAGACGCTTGAGGCGTCGAACCTTGAAATGACGAGAAGTATTACCGTTCTCGCCACGACATTAAATTTGGAAAAGAACCAACCTAATCAAACAATTAATGTGAAATGAAGTGGGGAATTTTAGCACTTTTGCTTTTGCCCTGCGTAGGACTTGGTCAACCTTACCCTTCTCCGGGTAATGTTGGCTCACAACCAAGTGATTTTTCTCGTCACCTTTTAACCCTTCCGAATGAACAACAATGGCAAGGGGTGTTAGGGATTAACCCGAACGGGAAGTTGGTTGCGGGGTCTAATGTTAACTTACAGGCTGGAAGTGGGTTTACAATAATCAATGCCGTAGCGGGAACGAACACAAATGCCCTTGCCTTATTTATTTCGACTAATGGTAACTTAGCTCACAACGCAACTATAATCCAACAAGCGCATGGTTTTACTAACACTCCTTCAATAGTAGAGGGAGTGCTTGTTTGTATTACAAACGATAATAATTTTGTGGTTGGGCAAGAATTTAACTGTGCTTATGCCTTGGGGTATAACTCAGGTGGTGCTTTGCTTGGGCCTGCTTTTAACACTATTGCAGATGGGACAAATGTTTATTTAATCCAGTCAGGGGCGTTTCAGGTAGAAATGGTTACGCCTTCCTCATTTGCTTTCTCACCTATTACCTTAACAAACTGGCAAGCAAAGGTTTATGCCCGGCCTTAACTCTTAAAACAATATGAAATGGAAACAATGGAAAATGGGATTGTTGATTGCGATGTTTTCTGGAGTCATGCAAGCCATGATTCAAGTAACTATCGGGTTGACGTGGAAACAAGTGGGGGTATTGACTTGCTTTAATGTAGGTCAGGCAGCGATGCTTTATTTGAAAACCCATCCAGAGGATTCTATTCAATTTGACACGACAGTGACTACGAAAACATCTGTAGTCCAGTCAACGGTCAAAACACCATCCGTTACTACTTCGGATGGAACTCAACCAACAGAAAACAAATGAAAAAACTCCTTGTTCTTGGTAGTCTAATCCTCGCGGGTGTAAGCACGCAAGCGCAAACAAACTCAATCCCTTCGTTCTTCACAACGGCGCAGGGCTACTTCACGTCATTCAATACAAACCTCATGACCTTTCAGGACGGTTATGACCACGTGGCGATTACCACCGGGACGGAGAATTGGAACAACGCGCAGCTTTTAGCTGTCTTCCATGTGGACGCTCACCTTTTCTCCGTCGCCACGAATCAATCCCTTCATGGTGTGGTTACATTTTATAACGACACTACGCTTGGGTCGTTGTCAAAACTAGACGGGGGAGCGGCCTATGCTTATGCGTTGTATGATACGAAAACCACCCTTTCATTGAATGGTGGTTATGATTATGACGCCAAAGCAGGGTATGTTCGTCCTGATTTGAAGTTTGAAAAATCCATGACCCAACACACCTTCGCAGGGATTAACTTGGGTCTTCCGGTGTATTTTAAGGGGCAGGGAAGATTAACTCCTAATTATGGTTTTTCCATCGGGTTCAACTTTTAATGAAACGTTACTGGCTTATTCCGTTTCTCATGCTTGTGGTGGCGATACTATCGTGTAGGAGTGTTGCGACGCGTAAGCCAGTAACCCTTTCTTTGCCTCCCTTACCTTCGGTGAGGGTAACAAAAGCCGAGGTTGTGGTTAGTCCTAATTGGACCACAAACATAGAAGGGACGAATGTTGTTGTTTGTGGGGTGAATAAGTTTGGAAAGAGTGTGTGTTTCACGAATCTTCCCACGTTTAATTACTCCCCTTTAATCTCTTACGGTTGGGATTACAAAGGCGTGACGAATAATGTGGTTTTCATAGTCCTTGCCTCGACGAATTTTGTAAATTGGACAAGGTTAGGGGTGGTTACAAACCAATGGTTTACCGTGGCGAAGCTAGGGGCACAGACCTTTTATAAAGTCTTAGCGTCTAATACGGTAAGTGGTTTTACAAGTGGGCAATTTTGATATGCCTGATTTTGTTTTAGAGAATTTTAAGTATGGATTAGATTCTCGCAAAAGTGAGTTGACGTCCGTCGTCGGCACTTTGGAAGCCGCGAATAATTGTCATGTAAATCAGGGGGGTGAGATTGAGAAAAGGAAGGCGTTTGTTCGCACCGCGTTGCCTACGAATTCTTTTGGGGGTTTAGGCACCCTTGCGGGCCTTACAATCTTTGGGTCAGTGGCGCAAGGCTCTTTGAATCTAGCTTTGCCTGCCGGGGTTACGTATCAAAGGCTACAACATCCCGATGGTTCCACCACTATGACAGCGGTTATTTGCCAAACCGTCTTCGGTGGGAACGCTTTTGTGGTGGCGAAGTTTGCCGATAATAATGTGTATGCGTTTTACAACGGCACCTTGGTTGAAGATTTCATCGCCGGGGATGTGCTTGCTTCACAGAATACCACGGAGAAAATCAACACCGCCCTTGCTGCGTTGATTAATGGGACGGTGCCTTACACGTCCACGGACAATGGGAATTCTACGCAAGACGTGGTCAGTAAGCCCGGCACGCAGTATGTTACAAATATCACAAAGGTCTCGGCTTCGGGGACTTTGACGTCCTTAGTGGAGAACACTGGCATCCCTCCATCCACGGCCGTTGCCTCTGTGGGTCAATTTGCAATACAAGCAGGGTCTTCTAATCCGGGGACGAATAAGATTACCTCAGTGAAGGTGGCGTCCACACAGTTGCTAACCGCCTCGATTGATTGGACGACGTCGAATACAAATACAGCCGCTCTGGTCGCGACGAACATTAATGCTAATTCGGGGACGAGTCACTATTCAGCCGTCGCGAATGGGAATACGGTGATAATCTCAGGGACGACCGCGAACGGGGCAACACCTAATGGGAGTGCTGTTCAGGTCACGGCCGCGGGGAATGTGATTATCGGAGTGATATCTTTTACCCTTGGATTGGTTCAGGGGTCGACACAATTCACCACAGGGACGACGGTTCTTGTCAACGGGGTGTCTATCCAATCAGGGGCGGTGAATTGGAATACGTCTGTTTCACAAACATGCGCGGATATCGTTACCAATATAAATGCGTTTTCCGGCACGTCTGGGTATAATGCATTTTCCTCCGGGCAGGTTATTTATATTTCCAAGTTAATAACAACGTCCACCGACGCCCCGGTGAATGTAATCGTTAATGTCGGAACGGGTGGGGAGGTTATCTTCGGCACGGCACAATCCTTAGGGATTAGCGTCACGCCCACAACAGTGGCCGTGGTGAATAATGTCACATTCTCCGGTGGGAATAGGCATGTTTCTTTCGGCACGAGTCAGCTTGTAACGGTGACCATCACGGGAGGAATTGGTCCTTATTCGTTCCTATGGGCAGAGGTTCCTCCGGGGACGGGTGGGAATATTTATGCCAACACGCCGAACGCTTCCTCAACGACCTTCCAGTCGAAGGCGGGTTTGTTTAATAATAACACGATAACTACCAACTTCGTCTGCACCGTAACCGACGCAATGGGGTCACAGATTGTTTCCACCCCAGTGGCGGTGATTGCTTCCGTAACCCAATCATAAAATGGCCACCCTTTTACCATCATGTGTAACAATGCAAGGGGGAGTTACAGCCGGCGCGGGGTCGGGTGAGGATACGCTTTTGACCTTCGGCGGTTCTTGGACAACGGGAGACCTTTATAATGTGGTCTTTACAGATAGTCAAACAGGGGTAGAGACGACGGTAGGCTCAGGGGAGGTTACAGGGATTCAACCCTCTTACGTTACGACCTTTGGGAACCGTATACATTTTGTTGCTGGAACCACATGGTATTTTTCGGCTATCAACGTCCCGACGGTGTTTAATGACCCAAATGGGTTTGGGAATGGGTTCATTAACCTTACGGATTTCTACGCTTCCCCACAGCAAACCCAAGCGTTCGCTGCGTATCAGGGCAGGTTGGCTGTCTTCGCTCGTGACAATATACAAATATGGCTCACCGACCCAGACCCGACACAGTTCACCCTTGTTCAGACGCTTGAGAATATCGGGACGAACGCACCGTTTTCTGTGCAATCTATTGGGGATTTGGACGTTTTCTTCCTTTATGACACGGGGATAAGGTCTTTGCGAGTCCGGGATTCGTCTTTGAATGGTTTTATTGTGGATATAGGTTCCCCTATTGACGCTATAATCCAACAAGCTCTTTTGGGTCTAACCCCCGCACAAATTGCTTCCTCCCCCTCCACCGTCGACCCCTCGGCAAATCGTTACTGGCTTTTCTTAACCAACACTATCTATGTCCTTTCATACTTCCCAGGGTCTAAAATTATTGCATGGTCAACGTATTCTCCCACGTATGCGAACGGGGGGGTTCAAACGACCTTCACACCTCAGTTCTTTTTCACGTTTCAAGGACAGGTCTATTGCCGCACCAGCGACGCTTTCTATCTCTACGGTGGAGCTAGTAATAACACCTTCGACAACTGCGTCGCCTCTTGGCAGACGAGCTATTTACCCCTTAAAACGCCGGGGAACATGAAGCAGTTTAGGTCGGTGGGAATGGCGATGACCGGGAGTTGGCAATTTTCCGTTTCTACCGACCCGATGCAGGGAACCTCTACCCTTATATTTGATTCAACGGGGTTGGCGAATCCGAATACGTATGATTCTTCGAGGAAGTCTTTTTCCAAAAGGGGGTCGCATGTTTCGTTTTCGGCGGTCACTACAGATTCGTCGGCGGCTGTGTTTTCGGGGTTTAATTGTTCCTACGATGTCCAAGAAAGGCGATAATGTTAAAAGATTACATGCAGCGAGACGAAGAGGTTAGAAAGCAACCGGATGCTTACAAAACCTTCGAGAAGGTGGCTAACGGCAACCTACCGGTCTATATATTTCTTGTGTCATTTTGGAACTTCGAGCACGTCTTTGACGATTTAATGGACAACTCCGACTGGGATGAGGAAAGGAAGGAACAGGCGTGGAAGGCGTTGCACGATTTCACGTGCTCCTTACTTCTCAACCCTTTCGTGAAACAATATGCAAGTGAGCTGAAAGCCCTTTTCTCGTCCGCTATTGCTCGTCAAATAGGGGGTGACCATATTCAAAAAGACGAGGCGCGGAAGCAACATGCCCCGGCCACGAGGTGTGCGGATATTGACCTTTTGGTTCATGTAGCAGGATTGCACCTAGGCTGGGACGCGATGGTTGAACTTTCAAAACAACGTGATATTGATAAGGAATAAATAACATGGGACTTTACGGCTCAAGCGGTTCAGCGGATGATGTAACAGCAGCGCAGCAGGCACAACAAAGTGCGGTCGCGCAGGGGCAGTCGGATATTACGTCTATCTTCGCGGGAGGACAAGGGGTTAATCCTGTGTCTAACACAAACCCCGCCGCTGCGGGAAAACCTCTTTACGACCAATACGGTGCCGTTGTAACCGACCCCGGAGCGTATGCCCCCGGCACTCAGTTTTACACAGGGCAAACTTCCTCCGGTGGGTTTAATCAAGCTTTCTACGACCAGAGACAACAAGATTATGAAAACTACGCCTTGCCCCAGTTCCAACAACAGTATCAAAATACGCTGGCACAAACCACGTATGATTTGGCTCGAAGTGGTTTGTCTACGTCCGGGGCAGCGAACACCATTAATCGAGCACTTAATAACGAGAAAACAAACCAGCTCCAAAACATCGCCAATACCGGTCGGCAACAGGCACAGCAACTTCAGTCGAATGTTGCACAAGAAGAGAATACACTTTTAAATCAGTTGCAGGTTTCGTCCGACCCTCAACAACAAGCGACACAGGCGTTGGCTGCGGCCTCTCAGTTCTCTCAACCCACAGCGTGGCCTGCTTTGGGGTCATTGTTTAGTAATTTTGCCTCTACCTATCTAACAAAGAACCTCGCAAATAATTATGCACAAGTGGGACAGCCTGGTTATTTTCCAACCCCAGTTGGTGGGAGTCCCGCTGTGGGGGCGAGTCTTGGCGCAGCCGGGTCAATAATGTAATATGAAACCATTTGATATAAACGAGTTACAGCAGGGGGATTTTTTATTCTACGGGTCAAAGGGTTGGTGGGATATTGGGTCGCAGTTAACAATGAGAAGAACGGCTTTTGGCTACGCTGTGCATGTGGAGATTTATCACGGTTTCGATAATGATGGAAGGAGAATGTCCACGGCGAGCAGAAACGGTATCGGTGTAAACCTTTATCCTCTAAGGACGAAACAGTTAATCTCCGTTCGTCGTTCAAAACACAACTGGAATTATGACCAAGCCTTTTCATGGTTCGAGAATGTTGCAAAGGGCCAAGCGTATGATTGGAAGGGTCTTTTGTGCTTTACGTATGCGGTGAAGAAAGGTGACCCGGATAAGATGTTTTGCTCTGAATACGGTACTCGATTTGCCCGTCATGGAGACCTTTTCATCGTGAACTATAGAGAGGATGCGGATACCGTGAGTCCCAATGACCTTGACAAAACCCTTGCGTTGAAAGATATTTGGAGGTTAAAATAATGCCCTATCCAATTCTACTTTTAGCTGGGGCGGCCTTAAGTGCGGCAGGGGCAGGAGTCGAAGTCGTGGGGACGCAGAAGTCCCAAAGTGCGATGAATTCGGCCGTTGAGAATGAACTTGCCCAACAACAAGGTTACGCAAAACAGGGGAGGAATATCTTTGAACAGAGTTTGCAAGGGTCTTCCCCTCAAACGGCACAAACGGAAATGGCACAGGGACAGCAAAAGGCTATGTCGGATTATCAAAGGCTGCAATCTTTGGATTTAAACTCAGCGGGGAAACAGGCACCATTTCAAAGTGATTCCTCGGCCTTAACTGTTGACCAAGGAAGGACGAACCTTTCAAACGCAGCACAGGCTAAGTTACAGGGCTACTCTGAGTGGGATTTACAGCAGCAGATTAAGGACTTACAAGCGAAGGGCCAGCTTGGGGTTTTGTCCACGAACGCCGCGAATACAGCAAGTCTCCTTCCTTACCAGTTGCAAGCCGCACAACATGCCGGGGATACATGGACAGGGATAGGGTCTTTGTTAAGTGCCGCTGGTGGAATTACCGGTTCTTTGGGTGCTTTGGGAGGTAGTTTAGGAGCAGCCGCCGGAGAAGCGGTTCCTTCTGCAACACCTTATATTCTCAATAATAAAACGAATCTTTTTCAACAATACCAACCCGGCTTTCCGGGAGCTGTAGGATAAAATATGCCAGACTATTTTCAATCACAAAATCCGTGGCTTGGTGCTGCGCGGGCGGGACAGGGTTTAGGTGATACGATACAATCTGCTCTTTTGCAAGTGCCGAAGGCGCAAGCGGAGGGACGAATGATGCAGCAAGAGTTCCTGATGAATCAGTTAAAAATGCAACAGGAACAGCAGATGGCACCGTTTCAAACAGATTTGTTAAGAGCACAGGCGGGTGAGGCTACGGCTAAAGGGAAGACGAGTATGGCCGAGGCCGGGATGTATGATTCGGAGGCTGCTTTGAACCGGGCGAAGCAAGGGCAACTCACCACGCAAGACCAGTTGCATGTGAAGTTGGGTCAAGATATGGGTAATTTTGTGAAGGAAGCGTTGACGTCAGGTAATGTTACACCCGAAACAGCGTCGACCTTAGCACAGAGTTTGGCTACGATAAATAAGTTAGACCCTCAACTTATGCCGAGTATTATGAAGGAGGTTTCTATGTCTGCGTCGGGGATAGGGAAAGACCCGTCTTTAGCTGCAAGTGCGATGACGGGGTATAAAGTCCCTGAAAGAACAACAGTTCCAGCGGGGTCGACAAGTGTGGAAACAATGAATCCTAGAAACCAGCCGTTCACAGCACCGGGCAAGGCGGTCGACGAAGATAAAAATAACACACAGATAATCACAGCACTTCTTGCTAAAGGAGTAGAGCCTAGTCAAGTTGTAAAGATGGCCAAACAGATTAAAGAACAAATGTCTTCCACTGGGTCACCTTTAAATGGATTATCAATGGACGATAAAATAAAACATTATATGAACATTTTCCAGTCGAATGATTCCAATTCCCCGGTCGCTCCGCAAGGAGGGGCACCCACAAACGCACCCACTCCCGGCCAGATTGAGGACGGTTTTAGGTTTAAGGGAGGTAATCCTTCTGACCCGAACTCGTGGGAGCAGGTGACCCAATGAGTGGCCCGTGGGAGAAGTATGGAGGGACGGACACCTTGCAGGTTCCAGGGCCGTGGACGAAGTATTCCTCTGCCTCAAATGTGCCGTTACAAAATATAACCGCACCTGAGCCGCAGCTATTTTCTACACCGGCACCGGCATCTTTCTTTCAAGGACGGACGCCGGAAGGTGACCAAAGTAGTTTTGTCGATAAGGCCGTAGGGGCGTTTAAAGACCCTTTAGGTTTTGTGGAGGACGCTCCTGGGACGAGGTTTGTTCCTGTTGTTACACCAGCTTTGGAATTGGGTCGCCGTCTTTTACCAGAGGGTAAGGTAAAGCAAGCGGTTACTGGGGCGCAGGAAGGTGTTGGGGATGTAGCAGAGTCCGTGACGTCCCCCGGTTCCTTGTCAATGATTGCCAGCGGGGGTGGGTTGGCGTCGATTGCACCGAAGTTGACTAGCTTAGGGTTTTCTGGTCTCATGGGATATGAGACTGCAAAAGGAGCGAAGGAGACGTATCAGCAAGCGAAGCAAGGTAATGTGGAGGGAGCGGTGAGAAGTGGTGTGGGGACACTTGCTTCGGGCGCGGGGACGATTCTACCATTGAAAGGTATCGTGGAGACAGAAGCCGTGCCACGTAAGATTGGCCCGAAAGGGGAGGACGTGTCAGATACACAGATAAGGCAACCGGGGACGATTGGTAAAGGGACGCAAGCTGCGGTGGAGAGGAACAAGGAACGTGGCGCGATACCTAGGAATATCTTCACGGATTATCTCACGAAGGAAAAGGACTTGCGTTCGGGGTATACGCTCGAAGGGCCGTTGGTTCTTTTAGACCCTAAGGTTTCTGGGTTTGCTTCTCAAGCAAGACCGGCAGCGGAGCAGATGGTTGGTAGACTTGAGAATCTGTCCAAGCAAGGGAGGGTGAGTCCGGTGGAGGTGCAGGTTTATAAGGATGCGGGGTTGAACGAGTTTCTAGCTACTCGCCCCACCGTGAAAGAAACCGCCCAATGGATGCAGGACAATGGGCCGAAGGTGGAGGTTAGGAAGTTTGGCGGCGGAAGCACTAAAGCACAAGCCTCTTTTGCGCAGTTTCAACATCAAGCAGATACTCTTGGAGTAGACCTCGAACGGATAGGTGATAGAGTTAGACTACGTAGAGGTGGAGTATTATTGACTCCCGAATCCATGACTCCACAAGAGCTTGCCGTATACTCTGGACTCAATGAAAATTTATTGCCAAGTGAAAGGGAGCAAAGCAATCCAAACACTTCCCACTGGCAATCCATAGCCCCCAAGTCCGAAGCCGACATGCCGGGATATGTGGAATTGGCGGTGACGAAACCACAACAGGTAACAAAGGAAAACACAGCTTCTCGTGGTTCTGGTTATCGTCAAGGCGGTCAATGGGTGACAGAGCCACAATTCCCCTCCACCCACTCCTTCCCACCAAACACCCTTGCTTTTGGTCGTGGCTATATGGAACCTATATGGGTTAATAAAAACACCGGTGAAATTAGTGTCGAAAAGCCTCTTAATAATATTGAACGATGGAAGCAAGGTAAGTCGTTTCATGTGATAGAGGTGCAGAGTGATTGGGCGGCGGACGTGGCTAAGCGAAAAGCAGTTATTGAAAGAGCGCCCGGACGTGTTCTAGATAGTATGATGGAACATGATAAGCAACGTTTGGCTAATCTCCAAGACCCCCTTCTCCACGACTACAACCGTCTCGCCCTCAAAGCACTTATTGAACATGCAAGGAATGAGGGTGCTGATGCGATTGCGGTGAGTGATGCGGAGACGGGGATGATGACGGAGGGGCATGATAGGCAAGGTAGAGTATTTGATATAGATACTACTGGTAAGATGAAGCCAGCAGAGTTATATGCAAAGATGGATGAACTAGAAAAAGGAATAAACGGTGGCTATCTACAAAAAATAGATACTACAAAGTATTTACTTAAGCCAGATGCTCCACAAAAGGTAATTGACTACTTTAAGTCTTTAGGATACGATGTGGAACCACAACAATCCAAAGGCATGCGCCTCAACTACGACACCCTTCTTCCTCGTATCGTGGAGGAACTTACAGGGTCGAAGGGAGAGAAGGTTAGTTTTGGAGAGCATAGGATGGCGTTTGACGCGTTAGATGCACAAAGGGAAGCTGGTATAGAACCAGCTAAATCCCGCAAAGACCTAATCTTCCGTAACCCTGACGGCACACCAAAGACCGACGTCTCCGCCACGATGTTTCCCTTAAACAAACCCTCAGAAACCCCCTTCTCACTTTTTGGGAAGAAGACGCCGAAGGTGGAAGTTGAACAGGAAGCACCTAAAGGTGGAGGGGAGTCAACCCTTTCTGAAGCAGACCGTGCAAAGTCGAGAGCGAACAACTCCAAAGAGGCTTGGCTAAAAATGAACCAAGGTAAGCTCCCCGGCATTGGTGGCGGCACTCCGCAAGGCGGAGAGCGCGGAGCGGTTACAATCCCACCCGCAGTGCATGATATAATCACGAAAGCGGTGGATAAGTTACAGGGGACGACGAAGCAGATTGGAGACCATTTCAAACGAGGGAATCTTCGCGAAGTCCTAAGTTATACCCGCGACGCTACGGATGTGCAGCCGAAGTTGTATGCACGACAGGCGAAGAATCACGTCCTTAATAAACTTGAGAATGTCACGGCGAAGGAGAATCTTCCCATGGCACGGAAGGCGTTGACCTTTGTGGTCGAGGCAAAGGGTCAGATTAAGTCTTTGGATGATATGAGGAAGACTATTATAAATTCCTCCAAGTCCTCGACGAATAAGAAGGACGCCCTACAGGCCATCGACTACGCCCGTTCTCAATGGAACTCCCTTCAACAAGTCGCGCAGACTTACAAGTCCTTCACCGACCAACAAATTAAAAATGAACAAGGTCAGGGTTTCGAGGTGCCTTCGCGACAGGGCTATGTGCATCATGCGCAGGATATTGACATGGAGAGAGGGTTCTTTTCCTCCGGTGAGGGAGAGGGAACTTCGTTTAAGAAACAGAGGGACTACGCAACGTATGCAGAGTCCATCGCCGCAGGTGTAAAGGCGAAGACCATTGACTCCATAGACCTTTTAGAGCATCGTCTCGCCGTGGGACAGAAGATGGTGGCGATGAAACAGTGGGTGGATTCTTTTCGAACGGTTACGGACCCTGTATCTAAGAGTCCCTTAATCGCTAAGACCAAGATTGTTGAACGTCCTGACGGGACTCAATACGTAGACGTCCCCAAAGGTTACACAAAAGAATGGATGGGTGGACAGGTTGTCGCTGTGCACAAAGGTTGGGAGGGAGTATTCTCGGCTTTAACTGACCCAAGTTGGTGGTCTAAGTCTGGGACAAGGGAAGCGTTTCAAAAACTCAACGCGACAGCAAAGTCCACTCGGCTTTTGTTTGACACCTTCCATCTTGGACGTATTGCAATATGGAATGGTTTTATCCGGGCGATGGATTTAGAAAAACCTAACCCGTTTTCTTACCGCAAGGGTAAGACCCTTTTGGATTATGACGAGGCCACGATACAGGATATGGCGAAGAAGGGTCAGATTCCTAAAGAATGGGTGAAAGATTTAGGGGAGCAGAAACGTATCCAGAATCTTCTCATAAACAAGGGTTTGAACGTCGGTCGGATTCTCGACTCCCTTCACCAAGACTGGGTGCAGAAAATCCCCGGTGTTATTGGGGGGATGAATAAGTGGTTGTTTGATTCTTTCCAACGAGGGGCAATGCAAGAGATTGCACGGATGGAGTTTGACCGAGTGAAGAAGGGGAGTCCGGGACTTATAGAGGATGAAGTTGCCCGGAGGGTGGTGAAGGATGTGAATACCCGCTTCGGGTCTTTGGGTAGACAAGGATTGTTGAAGTCCAAGACGGCACAAGACCACGCAAGGTTGCTCGTCCTCGCCCCACAATGGAATGAAGCTTTGATTCGTAGTGAGTTAGGCGCCATGAAACAAACCGGGGAGTTTGTTTATAACAAAGTAATGGGGGAGAAAATTGCTAGTGGGCTTTTAATGAGGTCGGTTGGGGGACTCTTAGTTGGTCAGTTCATGGCAAATCAACTTATTAATCTTTATACAAGAGGCTATCCCACATGGGACAATAAGGAGGAAGGTATTGGTGCGAAACTCTCAGCCTTCATCCCGGATAAGTTAGGCTCGTCGAGCGGGTTCTTTCTTCATCCGGCAGGGTTGGCCGCTGAAACGACGCACCTTATCACAACAAGGTGGGAGAAGTCAGGGAGCTTGAGAACGGCGATACAGGATTACGTGAAAGGGAGGAAGTCCTCGTTGGACGATTTGGTCGCGGCTTTATGGACAGGGGATACGAAAGACGTGGTTCCTTTTCCAATACCTACAGGAGCGGCGGTTTCTTTGTATAATAAGTACGTTCCAAAAGAAATACCTTTGATTGGAGGCACAGGCGAGTTAAAAGAAGATTATCCCGGTGCGGTAGAAAGACAGATGCTTTCTTCAAGTGGGGTGAAGACGGATTTAGTTCCTTCTCCTCACCAAAGGATAGCGAGGCTTGCACGGGAGTTTAATGAGAAGCAAGGGATTGTGCATAAACAGGAACCCTCTTCAGACTATCAAGGTTTAAACGAAGCCCTTCGTGTTGGTGATATGAAGGAAGCACAGAAACAGTTGGATGAGTTAAAGAAGACGAAACCCTTAGCTACCCTTATTAAATACTATGCCCAAGAGTACCCAAAGGAACTTTTCACAGGTAAGAAGGAAAGAGAACACGCGTTTGAGAATTCACTTTCTCCTGACGATAAAGACTTATATCAAAAGGTTTTGGAAGAACGTAAAACGATTGCTAGGAAGGGATTGAATTTGGTTCGCGGCCCGTCAAGGTTCAGCGCATTTGAAGAAGACGAACAACCACAACAAAAACCATGGGAGAAGTATAAATGAACATTAATATCCAAACGATTCCGCACAAAGAACAACGTTACGAAACCCCCGGCGACTGGTGGTTTGATGAGAAAGGGAACCTAGAAATTCGAGTGTCAGACATGGGGAACCTTGAGTATGAGGGATTAGTTGCTTTGCATGAGTTGATTGAGGTTCAACTTTGTAAGAAACGTGGAATAACCACTGAGCAAGTCGACGCTTTTGATAAGCAGTATGAAGCCGACCGTGAGAAAGGTTTGCATGGAGAGGACGATGAGCCGGGGGATGACCCGCAAGCTCCGTATAAAAAGGAGCACTTCTTTGCCACGAACCTTGAGTGTTTGATGTGTGGGGAACTTGGTTTGGATTTCAAGGAATACGAGAAGACGGTTCAAGCACTTTCACAAAGTGAACCTTAAAGATAAAACCTGTCTCGTAATAGACAACGGTCTTTTCCTACACTTTGCCCTTAAGCTCGCCGAAGGTTTTGGGAAGGTGAAGTATTGGACACCCTCGATTAAGGCGTTCCCTAAGACGAATGACCGTTTGGTGGGGGTTGGCTATCCTGAAATTGAACGTGTTAATGAAAGGTTCGAGCACTACGAATCCGCCGATGTTCTCGTCTACCCTGATGTGGGGTATGGTGGAGAGCAGGTCTACTGGAGAAAGCAAGGGAAGCCTGTGTGGGGGGCGGGACTTGGTGAAGAATTAGAACTTGAACGGGTTAAGTTCAAAAAGCTCCTAGCTCGTCTCGGTCTCCCCGTGGGGAAGTATGAAGTTGTCAAAGGTGTAGATTCTCTCCGCAAACACCTCGAACAACATCCAGGGACTTGGGTGAAAGTCAGTGCCATGCGGGGGGATGCGGAGACGTTTCAGAATATCTCTTACACACTTAGCGCCGAACTCATCAATGACCTTCAAGCCAGACTCGGTCCGAAGTCTATCACGCAAGAGTTTGTCGTTGAAGCCAAACTGGACGCAGAGGTCGAAATCGGCTACGATGGTTTTAATGTGCATGGTGCGTTCGCACCGGTGGGAATAGTCGGTATTGAAGTTAAGGACGCCGGTTACATCGGGGCGGTAAAAGCGTATAAAGACCTTCCCCCTTCGTTGATTGAAGTCAACAAGAAACTCTCTCCCATCTTTGCTCGTTATGAATACAGTGGATTGTATTCTAGCGAGGTTAGAATTACCAAAGAGAAAGTGGGTTATCTCATCGACCCTTGTTGCAGGGCTGGTTCCCCACCAAGTGAGGTTTATGTCGAGATATATTCCAACTGGCCAGAGATTGTTTGGGGAGGTGCTCATGGGGAGGTTGTTACACCGAAGGCGGTGTGTAAATATGGGGTTGAATTGATGATTGAGTCTTCGTGGGCCGAGGAACATTGGCAGGCTGTGGAGGTGCCAAAGGAGTTAAGGAAATGGGTGAAGTGGAAGCATCCTTGTGTTTTACAAGGACAGGAATATGTAATTCCGAACGAACAGAAAATTGGATTGATAGGGGCTGTGGTTGCGGTGGATGACACAATTCAGGGGGCGATAAAGAAGTGTCTAGCATATAGAAAAGAGGTTAAGGGGTATTGTCTTCAGTCTGATGAGCAGGCACTTGAGATGGCGGTGAAGGAGGTTGAGAAGGCGAAGAAGGTGGGGGTAGTGTTTTAATGTCCATTTGCTTTTGCCCCTACGACTTTTAGTTTTGCTTTCCCTTCCGCGTTACAAATCAAACTTCTCGGTCTCGGTGTTCCATCCGGTAGTTTAAACTTCTCATCCACAAGACGAAATAGTTGTTGGGTGTCTATATAGTGAGAAAGAACTTCGTTGAAATCCCGGCCGCCAAGGTCTGACCATATTAAGGATTTTAGTTTTTCTTGTGGGAGGTAACCCCCTGCTCGTTCGACAAAGTCACATATTCTCACACCGGGGTCGGCGAATTTATTCAGTCCCCCGCCGGAGAATAACTTCTGCATGTTTGGAAGGAGGTCCGTTAAAATCGCTATGGCTTCGGCTAGGTTTTCCGGGGTTATAACCATCTCGATTGGGTGACGAGAGAGGGCTAGTAACATCGCTATTTTTATGGCTTGTGTGTCCATTGAACGATGAAACCCCCTTAGGGTCGTGTCCTCCGGTAGCTTCTGGTCAATATACCATGCCGCGAAGAAGTCGGCGGCCTCCTTCGTCCACTTGAATTCCCCTACACACTTATCAACTTCGCGCAAATGCAATCGACATCTGTCCATTGCGAGGGCACTCTCGCGTGAGACGGACGGGAAGGGGATGCGTTTTACTTCTTCGGTTTCATAAACGAAGATTATGCGACGGGCTATACCGCCGCTAATGATTCGGAGTTTAAGTTTGTCCTTAATCCATTCAGGTGTCTCGCAGGCGAGCATTGTTACGTAGGGTTTGAGCAATACGTCCGTCCCGGCGTTCTTCATTATCACGTCGAAGAATTCACGGTCAAATATTGCAGTGAGAAACTCCATCATACCGAGAGGGTTCTGGCCGAGGAAGTATTTTAGCTCTGTGCAAAAGCAGGACAAGGGTCGGTATTCAATACGTTCCTTCGTCACGGGGTCTTCGTAGTAACGAAGGTTCTCGTCCTCGGCCATGAACTTGGTGATTGCTTCTGGGGACATTCGCTCTGCGGTCACCACCGCGTCGGGGCAGATATATTTGTAGAGTTCGTAGGCTACGTCACGAGCAGTGGTTTTACGATTGCCTTGTTCGCCGACGAGGCAGATGTAGAGGTTGGGTTTAACCCACATGTAATTGCCAAGTTCAGGTTTGCGGGGGTCAGATTTGCGAGTCCATACCTTACGGGAGACTACGCTTGAGAGAACCGAAAGAGCAGCCCACAAATGAAATTTCTCGTGGGCTTCATTCCCTGCGTTGTAGAGTAAATAGTCATCTAAAAATGAGGGCATAATGTCCGGTTATATTATGTAACCGCACTTGCGGAAGGGAGGTTTACCTCACCGAGTTTAATGCCTCCGCCAATCCTAAACGAACTTGTTGTGTAGGTGATTTCCTTGCGTCCTCAACTAGAACATCGAAGCGTTTTAGCATTTCTTCACGAAGGATAGCAAGTTGTTCTAGGTTGATAAAGTGTTCTTCTTCTTTGTCTCCGATAAGTTTAAAGTCGGTAATCGTAGGACAGTTAAGTTCGTAAGACCAAACAATAAATACGCCGAAGTAGGTTGTGTTTTTTGTTCTCATTTTATTTTACTTCTTTAAGTTCACCCCAAGAAGGTCCGATACCCATTTCAAAAGGGATAGTGATGGTTTGCCCGGCGATTTGTAGGGGAGTAGAAAAGTAGGTTTTAATACGGCCAATCGCCCATTGGGTATCGTCCTGCGAAAATTGCCCGACGATGGCATCGTGAACTTGATGTAATGGTTCAATTCGTGGTCGCATAACAACGGTTTGATTTCCATTTGTGGGGTTATCGTAGTTTGGCCGTCTATGGTTTTCTTGGTCATTCCACAGATTAAACATTGCCATATTAGTCGCATAAGTAGTATTTGCTTGAGGTTCAAACGCGAGAGCTTCTCCTAGAATCTGGTCACGGCGGCCAAAGAACCGTCTAGTAAGACCAGAAGCCGCGGTCATTACGGGGGTTTTGGCTATCTGACGTTCAACGTAGTTGTGCCACATCTTTATACCCGGATACCTTACAAAGACATTCTGTTGGAATGCGTGAATTTTTGACGGCTCTAAAAGAAGTTTTCCTTCTGACTCTTTGAAGACCGTCTCTCCAAGAAGACGTTCTCCCATGAGGTAGCATGTGCCGTAGAGAACACATTTATTTGCGAAGTAGTCCCATTGCTCAGAGTTGACTTCCTTGCTTAAGATTTTAAGTTCTTCACGAGATTTCTCGTTAACTCCTTTTCCATACCTAAGCATAAGGACGAGAATCTTTGCTGGTTTGAGACCATACTGGAGGTCATCGAGCATAGTTGGGTCACCAAGACGCTTACACCACGCCGCAACTGTCCAACCGTCCGCGCCGGATAAGTCACATTGAAAGAAAATGTAACCTGCATCGGCGCGAAAAAGGTCACGGTCTTTTTTTGGAATCGTTTGTAGATTGTAACCGGAGCCGGTGGGGGAGGTGTAGCATGTGAGCCGCCCAGTCTCTGTCCCCACAGAGTTATAGCCACACCGTATTCGTCCATCATCGTCCGCATATATTGCAAGCATACCGGCGTGGGTAGAAGTGTCTCGGATTTTAAGGGCGTGCTTACACACGAGCGAGTCCGTTTTCTTGACGAGTTTGAGGAGGGCATGGTAATCGGAGGTTGGTTGTTTTGTTTTGTTGTTGATTTGAAGGGGGAGACACAATTTATTGTAGAGAAGCTGGGTGAAACGGGGGGAGTCGACATTACAGTGAACATTTAGGAGGGTCGAAAGTTCTCCTATTTGCGCTTTCGTCCACGTTTCGATATGGAGGATTTCCCGAACGCGAGGGAAGGCTTCTTGATACTCCTTTTTGGGTTGCATCCGGTTGCGTTTGTAGCACATTGTTTCAGTAGCGAGGGCGAAGATTTTATCACGGTCATCGCCGCAAGAACCTATAAATCCGTGTCCAGTTTCCTTATCCAAATCGACTTGCGCTTCATACATCTCCTTCAACGTTTCTTCTCGTCGCGCTTTCGCCTTCTCTCCGTCATAAGCCATTCCACGAATTTCCATGTATAGCAAAGGGTTAAGTATACTACAATTAAACAGATAGTGATTGTTGCTTTGTCCATTTGTGAGAGAGGTTGTTGAGGGTGATTTAAGAAGTTGTTGATGGCATTCGAGGGTAACACAGGCATCCTTACCACAATAGCGGAGCTTGGTTTCCCAGTCTTCGCTTTTGCGTTCCTGCTTATAGAAGGGTTCGTTTGTTAGGACAGAAGTCATGGTCGCGAGGGACTTTGGAAGCTCACAATACTTCTCATGCCATTGAAGCATGGTGTCGTCGGTGTTGTTACGGGGGACGATGTGGTAGGAGTATTGAAGGATGAAACGGTCATAGAGTCCGTTCTGCC